TAGTTTCAAACCTATCTAAGTCTTCCCAATCTACAGGCCAAGGAACCATGTCTACAGCATGACCTGTGATATGTCTTGAGTTAAGTGTAGTTGACTTACCCTCTTTGAGTAGCTGTCTTTGACGATCAATATGACGTATACCTTCGATGACTGTAAAGTCCACCTCAGTGATCTCTATTGCTTTCTTAACTACAGCTTGCATATCAGGGTGAACGCCTGACAAGTTCTGTAAGCTACGTGTTCCTAGTTTATATCCCATTGTCAGGCGTCCTTGTCTAATTAAGCTGCTTGTTGGTCTTGTTGTTGCTGTTGAGGCTCTGGATCAGGCTCTAATGATGATGCCAGCATATTGATAAATGCTTCACGACCTACATTAAGCTGATCTAAGTTAAATCTTGCACTAGATAACTTACGGTCTAGGTCTTGGATATGGTTAAGCATAGTTACTTGCTCTTCAGTCATATCCTCAATGTTGTACTCTTTATCGTTGATAGTGATGGGGGTCTTTTCATTTTTACCCATGTCTATTCTCCTTTAGGGGGTTAAGTTAAGTGTTAGCTGCAATAGCTGCATTAGCAGCGGTCATATCTTCTGTAGTCCAGAAGTCTTTAGCAACCATTAGCTGTAGATGCTCTACGTTGCGTGACACAGTGTCAGCCCAATCAGCATCTTCCATGCCCTCTGGTTGCCCAGCGTTCAATAGATCAACAGAGTGACCCATTGCTGTGTAGTGTTGTGCGATTTCTTCCGCAGTTGGTGTATCAGTCATGTCTTTCTCCTTTTCTGACTAATGTTAAGCGTTTTCTAGGGCAGTTACTTTTGCCTCTAAGGTTTCAATGCGATCCATTGCCTCTTGCAGTGCCTTGACCGCTTTCATGTAAAGAACTGAGTATTTTACAGTTTTAACTGTTTCATCAGAATCTCTTTCAACAGGTATTTCTTCAACAAGTCCTGTCATACCTGCTGCTTCTAAGTCTTGTGCAATAACACCTATCATATTAGGTGCATCTAACTCATCACGAATATAACTAAACTTTTTAACTTGCACAGCTTTAATGTCATTCCACTGTGAACCAGACGTAACAATGTTTTCTTTTATTGTTTCATCTGAAGTTGAGCCATAACTATTAACTGCACTTTGAACAGCACCATTGCTCATTACAATAAATCTAGATGCGCTAGTATCCTTAGCAGTAATAAAAGCATTATTGGTTCCTGAATTTGGCGCACCACCTTGATAATCTATAAAAATTCCGTATTGAGTAGCAGAAGCATTATTATTTATTAATGCACATGTATAGTCACCAAGACTATCATTGTTTACCGTAAACTTTGTATTACCATAACCAGTGTCACCAAATAAATGACTGTCACCTATTGATACTCTGTGGTTTGTGCCTTCTGCTCTAAAAACAACATTACCATCCCCATCCGACAGCACGATGTTGTTGCTTGAGGTGCGGATGTCCAAGCCGCCTTGGTTGCCGCCGTAGCGTCCAAGGATGGTGTTCTTGGTTCCAGACGTTATGTCAATACCAGCGCCATCGCCAATAGCTGTATTGTAATTGCCAGTGGTTGCATACAGCGCCTTAAATCCAACAGAAGTATTACTTCCGTTTGTTGTGCTGCTATACCCTGCCTGATACCCAACAGCAGTGTTGTAGCTGGCGGTGGTGTTTCTTGCCAAAGAACCGTTTCCAACTGCAACATTATAGCTACCTGTCGTGGTGTTGTTCATAGTGGCGTAAGCATCAGAACCACGGCCACCTATCGATGTATTGTAGTCCCCTGACGTATTGCTAACTAAGGAACTTCTTCCAAAACTACTGTTTTCAGTACCAGTAGTATTACTATACCCCGCCTGATACCCAACTGCTGTGTTGTTGCTGGCTGTGGTGTTACCATACAATGCTTGCTGTCCAACTGCCACATTGTTGCCGCCAGTTGTATTAACTTGCAGTACAGCATAACCTAAAACAGAGTTCCCACTTGCAGTAGTAGTATTTGATGCCGCACCTTGGCCTACGGCTGTGTTTTGTGCGCCTGTCGTATTACTATACCCAGCCTGATACCCCACAGCAGTGTTGTTGTCGGCGGTGGTGTTGGCACTTAAAGCCAAATGACCAAAAGCGGAATTGTTTGACCCTGTAGTGTTTACGTTTAATGCGCCACGACCAGCCGCAGTGTTGTTGTTACCTGTTGTATTAAGTTGTAAAGCAGCGTTACTTAACCCAGCGTTTTCAGAACCAGTGGTGTTTGAATATAGCGCCTGATAGCCAACAGCAGTGTTATTGCTTGCGGTGGTGTTGGCTTCAAGAGCCTTATAACCAATCCCAACATTGTTTGCGCCAGTGGTATTTTCTTCAAGAGCAGCATACCCAATAGCTATATTACCTGCGGGTGTTGTAGTGCTGTGAAGAGCATAAGGGCCAATACCAATGTTAAAGGTTCCAGTGGTATTAGAGTAAAGCGATTGCCAACCCAATGCTGTGTTAAAGGATGCGGTGGTGTTGGAGACAAGAGATTGATGTCCGACTGCCGTGTTGAAACTGCCAGAGGTGCTTTGCTGCAACGCATCTTTTGCAAACGCAGCGTTCTCCTGACCAGTTGTGTTGGCATACATCGCTGTGTAACCAACAGCAGTGTTCTTGCTGGCGGTGGTGTTGGAGACAAGAGCAGATCGGCCTACAGCCGTGTTGTAACTGCCAGACGTGTTGGAGGTCAGTGCCTGACGACCCATAGCTGTATTATTTGATCCATTATTATTATACAGAGCAGATACACCCATAGCGGTATTTTCACTACCTGTAGTGTTACTGTTCATAACTCCAGAGCCAGAAGCCGTATTGTTAGTACCTGTAGTATTAGATGTTAAAGCATAAGCACCCAATGCTGTGTTGTTGTCTGCCGTTGTATTTGCGTCTAAGGCTGTGTATCCAAGTGCAACATTTGAAGTACCCGTAGTATTAGCATAAGCAGCTTGATAACCGACTGCGGTGTTGTTGCTTGCGGTGGTGTTTGAACCTAGTGAGCCTTGACCTAATGCAGTATTGCTACCACCCGTAGTTGTATTGGCGAGAGAACTATCACCAAGGCTAGTGTTGTTAGCACCTGTAGTGAGGGTTAAAGATGAGTTTGCGCCAACAGCCGTATTAAAGTTACCTGTAGTATTTGCGCCAAGAGCAGCGGCCCCTACTGCGACAAGACGTGTTCCTGTTGTGTTAGCATCTGCGGCCTGATACCCAACTGCCGTGTTGTTGTCAGCGGTGGTGTTGGAGCGGAGTGCGGATGTCCCCAAGGCCACGTTGTATGACCCAGTAGTATTAGAATACAAACTATCATTACCAAAAGCATTGTTTTGTGTTGATGTTGTATTAGAATACAGTGCTTGTGTGCCAACAGCTACGTGACCTACACCTGTAGTGTTAGAGTAAAGAGACTGCCACGAAACAGCGGTGTTGTAGCTGGCGGTGGTGTTGGAGAAGAGGGCAGCATACCCAACAGCAGTGTTGCTATTGCCAGAAATATTTGCCTGAAGTGGGCCGTTGCCGCCAAGTGCCGTGTTGTTTGCACCTGTGGTGTTGGATTGCAATGAAGCAGCACCATATGATGTGTTCTGTGCGCCTGTTGTGTTTGCTGTTAGTGAGTTGTTGCCTATGGCGGTGTTAAAATTGCCACTTAACGAACCATCATCAAGTGCCGCATCACCCAACGCCACGTTGCCTGTACCAACAGGATAGTTACCATCCAACTTGATCGTGCCGCCATCGACTGACAGGTTGCTATTGATAGTTAAAGCACCCGTCATGGTATCGCCAGTGATCCTGACAAAGCCAGTAGCTGTATCTAAGGCATTCTTAAATTCATCTATCGTAATGTTCTTAGTCAGAGCAGCAGAGGTATCAACAATTACCAGCTGATCGTCTGTCGCTACATTAGCACCTGTGAGTGCCGTTAATTCACTTATCTTTTTATCAGCCATTTCTTAACCCCATGCGTAAATTCTAATGTCCCAATTAGCGGGAGTGAGTACCGTTGATGAGCCACCAGATGACGACAGGAATAAGAGGCCACCGTTTGCAATCTGCAAATAAACATTGGTTGCATCTGCATAGACATTACCGCCGTATCTAGTGCCACCAATAATCTGCCAACCTTGTATCTGCACTTGCTGTCCTGCTGTAAATCCTGCATCAGCAGATGTGCATCGTGCATAAGCATTTATCAGTTCTGGTATTATACCAAGGCTATGTGCAACTGTGATTGTACCACCATTACTATAACTACTGACAGTAGCAGCAAAGTTACCATCGAACCCAATGATAGAGTTTATTGCACCTTTGATTTTAGCTGGTGAAACAAGGCTTTCTGTTGTTGAGCTACCACCATTCCAGGTACCAGCAGCTTGTAGTCCTAATATTCCTATCTGTGATCCGTTTGTATCCGTCACAAGTGTATTCTGTAAGATACGGAAGGCATCAGTGCCTTGATCTAAGTAGAACAAAGAGATCCAAGCATCATCAGCTTCATTACGCATCTTAAGAATGTTGTTGGTAGTGTCATACCAAATCATATTTGCATAAGTTGTGGATGGTGCTGATGCTCCACTATTCTGACTTACAAGAGCCGATAGAGCATTGTTAATATCTGACCTGACCAACGGAGCAGTATCATTTGCGATATTCATATCATGTTGGGCCATTAATCATACTCCAGTCTGTATGTAATTTTCCCTAAGAAAGGGGTTATGTTGTTTGATAGGCTTCTTAGCACAAATTTATATGTTAAGCGACGAGCAAAGATTTCACCTCTGGCAATCTGCCAATCACCATAGCTATTCACATCTGCACTAAGGGATGCCCTGACGTAAGGAATGCATTGAATGTCTTGCCACTGTCTGCCTGTGACAGACCCTAAGTCATTAATATCATGACTTCTTGTCCAGCTATCTATAGGGCCAGTTAAGTCATCAAAGTTTATGCTTATTGTAGATCCATCATTAAAGAACCTAAACATATCTATATCTGTACTTATGCGAACCAGCTTATCCGCACCTACATCATCATATCTAGCTGTAGCAAACTGCAAAGTTCCTTCGCTTGGAGCAATAGATTTATCCGTTAAGATAATCCCCTGAGCATAACTTTGATATTGTGTGGTATGCTCTTCAACATTTGTCTCTGTGCTATCAGCAGGCCAATTATATGCTACTGAAGTATTTCCAAACACTTTCGTTACAGTGTTGGAGTAACTGCGCAAGTCATCTGTATTAACAGTTATACTAGCCTCTGCCCCTTGGTTGCCATTTTTATCATAAGGTATAATGAAATAAGTTCCCGCTGCTGCTGGTAGGGTAACAGTTGTGCTAGGACGAGCAACCTTTTCTAAGATGACTTGAGTGTTTCTATCTGTAAAACTGGTTGAAGTGGTATTTAGCAAGATCTTATAGTGTGAAAGGTCATCGTCACTTGAAGGTGTCCATTCTAGGTTTAACGTGCCACCAGTAATCCTCTTTTCTATTCCAGTAACAGCAGATGGTGCAGTTATGTCGTTGCTGTATGCTGTATCCTGAGATGTGTATGGCCCTATGATACCTAATGTGCTGATTGCTCTTGCACGAATAAAATACGATGGCACATCACTTAAGCCAACAGCTTTACCAGTTGTGTCTGGTATCTCAAATCTACCAAGTGGTCCTGTTCCTAAAGATACAAAGCCTTCTGTTTCTTGTGCAGATTTAAACCTGTACTTAAACCATATATCCCCATTAAAAAAGAAAGTAGAATACCCAAAGACCAGACCACCAGTAGCGTAAACATTGCTATCAGGATAGTTCAAGCTGATAAATTCACCAATCCTTATACGGAAATATCCTCGCCCTGATGCAGTAAAAATCTTTTCTATAATACTAATGCTTATTGTAGCCTCACCAAGACTTTCTATTGCACCCGTAGAACCGACAGGAACTATCGTAAGTTCATCACCAGCAGCTACAGTACCGACTAAGGGATCAAAGAAGGTTTCATTAGCTGAACCTGTTTCAAATCCAAAGAAGATATAATTAGCATTAGTCTCATTAAAGTTTAATGCTCCAGACTGAGGTGTAGATACTCCACTAAATGCCCAATATGTATCGCTCCATAAGTTAGGGTTTAGTGTTGTTACAAAGGTGTCAGCAAACAATGTCTTTGTATTAGACAACAAGTATTCAACTTCAACCTTATCAATGAACTCTGGATTGCTAGAGGTAACATCTACAGCTAATACGTTTGTCACATGCTCATTGATTACACGCTTAATGCTAGTTGTAGTAAAGCCAACATTGGGAACATAGAAGGGTGATAACAAGTTTGTGTTGTTGCTCTCAAACGAAGTCTCATCAGCATCCCATTCAAATATCTCAGAGCTTATCTCTTGTAGGCTCATTGATACTTCTAAGGCCATGTCGTTATTTAAGCCAAATGTCCACTCCGAAACCTCAAACAGCTTTTCTGTAAAGCCAAGGCGAGAGTTAGTGATCTTAATTATGTCACCTACACCAACCTGTAAGGCTCTCATACCAAACGTACCAGAAATCTTAAGCTGCTCACGGTTGCGATATAGTGCTATTTTAGCAATACGCTGGGCTTGTGCTGATGTATCTACAAAAGGTAAGTCTAGCTCAAAGGTGCTTTCCTTTTGGTTGTCAGTGCTAAGGAAGAACTCAGATGTAACCTCTGGGAAGTTGGTAGGCTGATAATTACTTTCTGGCCCACGGAATATACCAATGACTTTGTTGAAGCCCTCTCTACGGCTGTTTCTAGTTTGAATGCTTAAAGTAGAGCGCAAGTCATCTTCATCTAGGGTTAGGATTGAGGATGTGAATGATGCAGCCTTGATACCCCACTTACCATTTGTGTACCAAATCATCCCGCCCATCGTAGCAAGAATAGAATTGATTATGGTTGTAGCACTTTCATCTGATGTAAATGAGCCGTTACAAGTATATCGTTTCTGACTACCACCAGCAGCTAAAGGTACAATCTCATCACAGATGTTAGCCGCTGTAGTAAATAAATCCTCATCTATCTCATCAGCATCAGCTATACTTGATGTCAACAAATAATCTCTTAGACATATTGCTGGATTGTCTGACCATGCTGTAGTTGATGTGCGAGGGTCATATACCTTTTTACCACGAATTATGGCTGATATTACTGGAACCCCATTAGGGAAATAGCTTCTGCTATATTCATGTCTGAAGAAGAGATAAGCAACACCACTAGCACGATTAGATGGCCCCCAACCATTGGCACTATTAAGGATTGGCACATATTCCTGATCTAAAGTACCTAGTCTGGTTGCGTATTGCGAATACCCATTAACTTCCCTAGTCTCACCATTAAGCTGAAGTGTCGTGTCAACCTGTAGGTAATTAGAATTAAACCCTACGCTTGTAGATGTGATCTCTTCATCGTTCATAAAGATCTTCTGGAAGCCTTCAATCTCATGGTCTGCCATTGCTATGCCTTGGTAAAGCATATCTGTATCTACAACTTCCTGATAGAAATTAACCCCACCAACTTTAGCTTCACCGTAAATAGTTGCTGTTGGTAATGTAGACCCAATCTGATTGACGTTTATGCCATAACCACCAGATGATGTTCCTGTGGATTTAGGTTGGGTAAGAGCATTAAGCGCATAGCCCATAGCTGTACTAGCGAGGATTGAGGCGAATACTGATTGCATTCCCGCAGCAAATGAATACCCTAAAAGGGAAAACTTAAAAGCCCCTATTCCACCAGCCATAGCAACTTGAAGGCCCGTAGATAACGCTGCTGGAATTACAAACTGCATGTGATTAACTCCAGAACATCATGTCATCGGCTGGCTTAGAGAATATCAAATATTCACTTCCAACGAAAGCACAGTATTGATTAACCATAATGCCAAACGCATAAGGTATGAACTCATTACCTTCTTGCGGTCTAGCAGCAACAGTTCCCCTTGGTGGATATTTAGTCTGCAATCGTATCATACGATCATCAAACCCCTCTATAATATCTTTGTAGCCAGTTTTCTTAAGGAACCTAGCATGGGCTACTGCTGCCCCTTTAGCTGTCGTATAAGACCCTAAGAACTCATCAGCAAAGCCAAACCCTTTGATCTTATGGTAAGCAGTATTGGCAAATGTAAGACAGTCTTGCTCACCCCATTTGAAAGGTCTAAGAGAGCATCTATTTATATATTCCGCTAAAGCTATTTCCCAATTAGGAAGCATTAACTACCCCAACTCAACTGTCTATTCTGCAAGTCATTGATGAAGTCAAAAGCAGTGTCACTAGGATCACGCTGTTTGGCATATTCAGAGGTATATCGACGGGTCTTAGATACCTCTAAGTCAACCAACTTGTTTTCTATTGAAAGGGTAACTGTACAATCATCTGGGCCTTCTTTAATGTTCATCTGATCCATATAACCAGTAAACAATGGAATAAGGATTGCTGGATCACCTTCTGAGAAATCTAAGTCGCCAGTATCCTCCAGCGTAAATAACCCACCCTCTTCCTCAACAGCATTCGCCTTATTAGCATTCATCATGCCAAATTTAATACGTGCTATACGGCCCTGATAAGGCTCCTGTAGGGCCAAAGAGATAACGTCAGTGGGTAGGCCAGACATAACTACTGTAGCCCCTGCTGCACGTAAGTCTGCTGTCTCTGTGACGCTTGAGATTTGCAGGAACTGACCAGCGCCAGTGTAAGTTATTCCACCAATGGTAATCTCACCCAATCCTGTCCAGAAATATAAAGGTTCAGCTATAACTTCCTGACCACCAAACTGAACAACCCTTGTGTCGAACATAAGTTCAACAGCAAAGAATGGGAATATTTCATCAAGCTCAACAATGTTTTGTATCTGCTCAAGATTACGGCTCATGGGATCACCTGTACACAAGCAAATGTAATACCATAGAAGGAGGCATTATCTATCGACCAATCTTGTTCACCTGAGTTTAATCGCCAACGACCAACTGTATTTGATGTTACTACTATTGAACCATCTGTTGGTGCTGTAACCATGTTAGGCCAGATGTCCAATGTAGCTTGACCAGAGGCGTTTGTATCTACTTGCTGTAATACTTTGTGGAGTGTAGCTGTTGATGCAGCACCTAGTTGAATATAATCACCAGCCTTCATCCAACCTGTGATGCTATTGCTACACCCATCAATGGAAATTGAGGACCCTGTTTGGTTAGCTCCATTTACAACTGGTGAACCACCTAAAGCCCCTCTAGCTGTGAGACGGTTAGGATCACCCATTAAGAATGTACCAGCACGACCATTCAAGCTAAGAAGCCAAGCAATCCATTCTTCAGCATTCTCATACTTCATTGGTGGTAGTTTAACTTCAGCTTCCCACCTTTGACCAGCATGATTATGGATCTGTTGCTTGTAAGTAAAGGGACTCATGGTCATAGCGGTTTGGTTTACTGCACGAAGCGTAATATTAGCTATGCCTGTAGCTGTAGGTAAATCTCTGGGGTAACTAATAGCCATTAACTAAACGCCTTTCCAAATGCTCCACCACGCCTCTTAGCGTCTAATACAGCAGCCTTAGATGCTTCCGCTATCTGAGGCATAAGACCCATGACCTCAGCACGTACGGTTTGCTGTACGCCTGTGGTGACGTTAATGTTCTGGTTCACTGTTATTGTGTCGCCACCAACACCCTGACCTTTAGTGTGGTCTATGACAGTCTCTCTAGGGTGTAGCATAGCCATAAAGCCACCCTTACCGTCTAAGCCACCTGATCTTGGGCCTGAACCTGTGTATCCACCACCGTCAAATACGAAAGGGTTACTACCAGACATGAGACTTGTAGCATCTCCTGCTACCGTAGCTATCATACCTGTAATTTGTTTGACCACGAATATTCTATAGAGTTCTTTAATTATATCAGAGGCCATAAGTCTAAAGGCGTCCTGTACAGACTTAGTACCATCTACAATAGACATGAAGGCATCTTCAAAGGATTGACCAACCATGTCTCCTACTTGTTTCTGTTTTTCTAATGCCTCTGTCTGTAGTCTTATCTTCTCAGTTAGATCTACAGCTCTCTGTATCTGCTCTTCTGTGTACTTGTTACGAGACTCACCTAAAGCTTTTAAGACACTAGCCCTGTCTTCCTCTACACCTAACAACTCTTTTTGCAGCTTAAGGTTTTGCATAAGAGATACTAAAGCATCTTTAGGGGCTTTAGGGACTTTACTAGGTTTAAACTTAGTAGGTGTACTATACTTAAATTCTCCAGGACCACCAAAGGCATCAAGACCCACAGTAGCCTCAGCTTTAGCTTGACGTATAAGACCTAAAGCTTGAGCGAAGGGGATAGAAAGCCTTTCAGCTAATTCTGTGATCTTTTGATTAGTCTCGTCTAGCTCTTTTTGTCTAAGGGCGTTCTGATCGCTTTCGTATTTAGCGTTTGCAGCCATTAGGTCAATCTCAGCTTGAGCTTGGGTGTTAAGTATGGCTAGATCACCTGCAGCGTCTAAGTCTTTTTGTTTCTTAACGTAGGCTGCGTTTTCATCAGCTAGTTTTTTCTCAGCTGCCGCTTGTAATGCTATGAAGTTATTAAAGTCATCTTCTTGTTCTTGTTTATGCTGCTTGTATAACTCATCTTGAAGATCAAACGTACCTTTCATTAGGGCGTTTTCTCTATCGCTAACAGCCTCAGCTGCAGCCTTGGCGTCTTCAGCTCTCTTTTCGATAATTCTTGTGTAAATACCTAATAAAACATCGTCTGACTGAATAACATCTGTTATTGCTTTTTGTATAGTAGGGGCAGAGGTTCTACCTGCCTCAGCAAGGTTTACTAAGTTTTCTGCCATTTCTTCTAAAGGAAGAAGTTCACCTGTTTTACCTCTTACAGCAAATGCCAAGTCAACCATAGCTGCATCTACAGCATCAATAGCTTCTTGGTTTATTTTAGGTTTTTCACCTTCAAGAGCAGGAAAGAGACCCTCTGTAGTACCTTTTTCAAGAACCTTTTTTATGCGCTCTAAATTACCTAGTACACCAGTACCTTTACCTGTTAAAGATTTTCGCTCACCCAAGGCACTTGCTACTGCTTGACCTGCTCTTTTCTCTTGTTCCTCAGTTATTCTAGTAAAGAAAGAAGTTGCAGCTTGTTGTCCTTCAAAGAAAGGGGCAACTAAGACATCTCTTAAGGTATCCCCAAGAGATTCCATAGAGCTAATAGTAGAGCCAATAGTTTCTAAGGTGTCATTAAAACCTTTAGCGTTTCTCTTTGCATCTATAAGAGGTGCTATGAAAGCAGTGGCAATAGCAACACCAGCACCGGCTATAGCTCCTCCCGCCCCAAAGATACCTAACAACTGAGACATCTGCTGACCAAAGGCAACAGCTATGTTAGTACCACCTTGAAGCTGTACTGCAAAGTCACCTACCTGATAACCAGCTTGCTGTAGACCTACAGAAGCAAATCTTTTGGTTCTTTGGTTAGCTTTATAAGCTTCTACGTTAAACTTAGCAAACTGGTTACCACCAGTGGCTAGACCTGAAGTAAACTGATTGAACTCTCTTTTAAGAGTTGCAGTTGCTTTTGCAGCTTCATCAGAACTAATGACATTACGGTGTAGAGCTTGGTCAATTTCCTTAAGCTTCTTTCGATATAGGTCAGCGGCAGTTCTGGCAGGGGCGTATTCCTTAACAAGCCTAGCTGTCTCTTTCTGTAGTTCTTTCTCAGCTTTGGCCCTCTTTCTAGCCTGAGCTATGAGAGTTTTATCTGTAAGTATCCTCTCTTTAGACAGCCTCTCTTGTTCGGCCATAGCTTTCTTAGACTGAGCGTCAGTTATAAGACCGTCTTCAACAGCCTTTTCTAGTTGCTTTTTAGAAGCTGCAAGTCGTTTTGTTTCTTGGACAAGTCTTGTAGTCTGAGCACCTAAAGGTTTATACTGAGCTGATAGTTTGGCAGAGATCTTACCAAGACGGTCGAAACTGGCAGCAGCATCTTTCAGCTCCTTTATACCAGTAACCTCAATGTCAAACTTTATATCACTACCCATTATGTGTCCTTATGAAAACTATGTCTAGGCTCTTGATTGCTTCTACATCTCTAGCAGAGACAGAGGCGTTAGTCAGTTCTACCCAAGACTTTATCTCAGTGTAACTAAGTGGATTAGGTCCACTAAACCCGTTAGTTCTTGCAGAGCTTAATGCAGCAAAGGCAGACCATATGTGAGATACCAACGGTGGAAAAGAGGGGCCTTCTAATTCCTTTGGTGTCTGACCAGTCTGCCTTTGTACTTGCTCTAAATGTTCTCTTTGGGATATGCCATCTTTGCCGGACTTATTGAGAGAGAACTCATGTTCTGCGTACTCAAGCAGTTCGTCAATCAGGCCTTGGTAAAATCCAAGCTTTCAGAGAGTGCCTCCTCGATCTGGTTACGAAGCCAGAATACCTCAGTGTATACTTCTTTAGCTTTAACTGAGGTTAGCTTAGGTTTTTCACCGCCATAGGTGATATCCCATTCCTTAGTAACCTTGACTAATAGGTTGATAGTATCTGTCTCCAGTTCTGCAGCGGAGTACTTGTTGTTACCTTTCTTCTGCAGCTTATCAATCCTACGGTCTTGTTGCTCATGCATAGCCCCTCGGTATTCCTTAGAGTGTTGAGCGTGTACCGTAACAGTCATCTCGCTACCATCATCATTAGTTAGTGGCTCAAGAGTGTTAGGGTGCTTCAAGATTACTTCAATAGTATCTGACTTAGGTTTTAAATCCATTAAGTCCATGTCGAGTTTCCTTTCGGGTAAAAAGTTGTCGGGTCGGGTAAAAGGGGAAGCATCAGACCCGACACCAATGCCTCCCCGCCCTAGCTAGGGTACTTTATGCAGAACGAGTAATAACTAAGTTACTTGCATCTGCTGTGTTGTAGAGTGCTACGAATGACATAGAGATAACACGGCTAGTTGGGCCATCTACACCTACATCTGCACTGTTGATCTTGGCCCGTGGGAATGCGAACTTCATGGTGTTAGTACCATCACCCACAGTTACCTCAAGCTCAGTTTCAGTCTCATTCAAGAAGCGGTTGATTAAGGCTGCATCCTCAAAGTAAGCTGAGATAGTACCTTCGATCTCTGCACGACCAACTTCTAACTGTGGCGCACTGTCACTACCAATTACGAAGGTAGGTGCGAATGAGTTAGTCAGAGTGAAGTCCATACCAGTTACAATAGCTGCTGTAGAGGGTGTACCATCAACATCACCGATAGCTAATGTACCTGAGTAGGCATCGAAGGGGGCAGCACCTGATGCAGCATCCTGTGTCTTCTCAGTAGCACCAATGGTCATGTCCTTACCAACCATACCGTAGGTAGCTGTTACCATCTGGTTAGGGGCAAGAGAGACACCCATAGTAGAAACTGTCATACCTGTGAACAAACGAGCTTGGTCGATGTCAGCAGCGTAGTCTTCTATAGAGAAGAATTTAGGTGTAGTACCAACCTTAAGGACGTTAGTTGACCAAGTGGACAACATAGCTGATTCTAGGAATGCATCGTAGTCAGCATCACGTAAGTCAGCAACAATATCACCAGCAGCTTGACGGTTACCATGACGGTCAACACGAGGCATACGATCAGCTTGGATGTCAGTACCAGCTACACGATCTTTAGTTAAGTTCAAAGAGTGTGTGCTGAAGGGTAAGTTTTGGAAGTTACCAGCAGGAGTCGTGCCAAATGTGCTTTCCACAATGAACGATAGGCTGGAACGAGAACCTTGTGCGAAGGCCATAATGTATTCTCCTAATTGTTATAGCAGTACCATCCGATACTCACCGGAACATAGTACCAAGGTGCATCTAAGAAACCTTGCTGTCTTTCAGCGTAGTCAATAGACACAGTGATTGAGTTGTAGTTTATATGAGTAGTAGCCTCAAAAGCTTCTATCAAAGTGTTGGCAAAGGCATCGGCGGTAGCAGGGCCATTACCCTCTGGACAATATACTTGGAGTCTAAAGACACCTTCGTATCTCTGTTGAGGGTTAAGCCCTCGGACTGCGGGTCTACGGGATGTTGGTAAATAGCTAACCTTTAGGTAGCTTGTACCTGTAGTAGGTTCAAAAGATACATTCTCATAAGCTATCTGTGTAGGAATATTAGAGGTAGCAGCCAGCTTAACCTCAAGAGCAGCTCTTATGTCGTCGTGGATACTAGCCATTACCTTAATACACTCCTGAGACCATCAAAAACTCCGTGACGCCTCTCTACGAACTTAGCATGAGGAGCATTATTCACGAAGGTAGCCCCTTGCATAAGGTCTATTGAGTCTAGTTCAGAGTAAAGCTTATTTGCCATATCTTCTAAGGCAGAGCTAGGGTCTATACCCCTTTCTTTTCTACGAGAGCTTATGGCAGGTCCAGAGCTATCACCTCTTTGATTAAGGGTCATAGACCTAGCGTATGCACCAGTATCAACAGGAGTAACTCTCTCTAGGTAATCTATACCTTCAATAAGCTTATTAGCTAAGAGTTTCTGAGCGAACTCTGTGACCTCTTTCTTCTTCTTGGTAAGTCTGGGGCTAACAGTGACTTGCATTATTCCCTCACATCACACAGGAAGCAGATCTTAGTCCCGTTAGAAAATATAGTAACAACAGAAACAATGTTAACTGTGTCACCGCTACCAATAATCTGATCTTCGTCATCGGGTTCTACTGCCAATCCTAAAGCTGGTATTACACATTTACGATTACTTCTACGGATCTGATCGAAGTCTGCTATAATACCTTGGTCGTAGTTATAGAAGTAACCAGTAAAGCTGTAATCTGTGGTAGCTGATCCTGTTACTGCACCTGTTGCAGGGTCATAAGTACCTGCTGTAGTCTTCTTACGCAGAGTAAGAGTTTCCCCGAACTCATCTACCATCTTAAGTAGATTATATCCCCTGGTAAATGCCATAGCTTACCCCTTAGTTATAATCGTAATCATCGCCACTATAACTTGGTGGGTTTCTGAATCTATCCCTGCGGAAGGAAGGTGCAATACGATCTGTATTTTGTCGAACATTGTCCACAATAGCAATGCTAATTCCCCCAGCTTTGATACCTACTACAGCACCTGATTTCTTACCTTGATGCTCTAGTGTTTCCGCTAGGCTAGTGTAGTGATCTTGTAAGTCGCTGTAGTCAGCACTGAGTGCCCCTGAGAGGTTCTGTGTAACTCTACGAGAGTATTGTGCAGCTATTGTTCTAGCAGCCCATGCAGCAGCGTAGTAGACGTTATCATTAGTCTGATTGAGAGCAAAGGTAATCTCTTCATTCTGGACTTGTTGGTCGTTAGTGTCAGTGTCACCTACAAGCAAGCGAACAGAGTTTATTCTCTCTGCTGCACTAGCTGTACCTAAGTTCGTTGCATCATACGACCAAGCCATAATCAATCAGTCTCCATGTGACCATAATTTCTACGCCAGCTACGAATAAGCCCACGCTGTTTATCGGGTACTTTAGACTTCTTACACTTCTTTCTGTCGAACTCAGTGGTAGACTTAGTCTTAGCTTTTACCTTAGCATTAAGGGTGTCTACAAGACCATGTAGTCCCTCTGTATCAAGGTCTTCTAGCCCATCACCAACCTTACGTTTAATCTCAAAGTCAGAATTGTGATGAATGAAACCTTGTTTATATAGGATCAGTGCCTTCTCTTCAGTTACACCGATTTCTTTCCACTTAAACTCATCACCCTTCTGTAGCACTCTACCCCAAGATTGAAATGGGTACTTAACAAATACTGGGCGGTCTATTTGAAATGGCATATTCTCTTGTCGGATCATTATACTACCTTTTGTCAGGAAAGGTGGCAGGGGCCACTACAGCCCCTACCGATAGAAATTAAGCTACAGCAGCAGCGAAGAGGTAACCCAAGTCAGCGCCTACGACTTTCATATCGTAAGACATTTTAACTTGGATCATCTCAGCGATTTGCTGACGCTTCAGAGCATCATCTGAGAATGACTC